GCAGGCAGCGAGTGACACTGATCTGTTTTCGATCTTGATCGATGACGCGTTGCGCGCTAATAATCCTGAAATTGTTTTAGCACTCTACGCCGCAGGCAAAGATGACGACATTTATGATGAAGCCGTGTGGTTCAAAGCCAATTACGCGCTAGGCAAATTTCGTTCGATCGATGAGTTCAGGAACGCTGCGGAAAAGGCGAAGCGCATTCCATCGTTTGAAAACACGTTTCGAAATCTTTACTTAAATCAGCGCGTCTCCCTTTTGTCGCTTTTATTGGCGCCGACTGTATGGCGCGAGAACGGCGAAATTCAACGCAACGAAGATTTATTTTATGGTCAATTGCCCGTGCATCTTGGCCTTGACCTTTCAGCGCGTAATGACTTATCCGCTTGCGTTGGTGCAGTTGAAAACCCCGAAACTGGTTTTGTCCAAACTAAGACATGGGTATTTACGCCGTTGAACGGGCTTGAGGAACGCGCACGCAGGGATAAAGCGCCCTATGTGCAATGGGTTAGGGACGGTTACTTAATAGCATTACCCGGCAATGTCATTGACTACGAACAGATTGTTCAGTACTTGCAGCAAGAAACCCACGGGATGAATATCGCAAGTGTGAACTTCGACAGATGGCGGATTGATATGCTGAAAAAGGAAGCAATTGAATATGGATGGGCGCAAGGCTCTTCTTGCGTCTGGAAAGAATTCGGGCAAGGTTTCCGTGATATGTCCCCGGCCATAGAAACACTGACTGATCTAGTCGCAAATAGAATGCTGGCACACGGCGCGCATCCTTTGCTCAATCTTGGCGCAGCGAATGCGGTTGTCGTACAAGATGCCGCGGGTAACAAGAAAATCGACAAGTCTAAAACGTCTGCCCGTATCGACCCGTTAGTGGCCGCCATCATGGCGGTTCATGCTTGCGTAGCCCCGCCCGAAGGCAAAGAAATCATGATTCAGCACACCGCCAATGACTTAATTATTTAATCAAAGTCAAGTAATTAATACCATATTCCAATTTAGTGATATCATGCGCGAAGAATGTTAGTAACCACTCACTTCGGCGGAATCCATGGAACAACGTGCAAAACCCACATCAGGGCAGGAAGTCGTTAAAGCTTCAGAACTCATGCCCAATGGCGACGGCACTTATACCTTTGTGGCTTCAGACGAATCAGTTGATAGTTACGGCGATATTGTCCGTGCGGATAAATGGGACCTAAAACGATACAGATCAAACCCCATCGTTTTATTCGGTCACGACAATTCAAACCCGATCGGCTTATCTACTAAGGTATGGGTCGACGGTAAAAAATTAATGCACACCATCAAATTTGCAGACGAAGGCACGAGCGATTTTATCGACACCGTCCGCAAACTCACAGCACAAAAAATCCTTCGCGCTGTTAGCGTAGGATTCAAACCCAAGGCCGAGCCTGTCCCAATCATGGAAAAAGGGGTATGGACCGGCGGATATGAATTCGTAGGGCAAGAGCTTTTAGAAATTTCGTTAGTGTCGATCCCGGCAAATCCTAATGCGCTTTCTTTGGCTAAGTCTATGAATGTTTCAGAGCGCAGTATGCAAAGAATTTTTAAAGCCGATGAGGGCGCGATTGCCCGTTTGCGGATTGAAGAGGATGAGCGGATGCGGCTGTTAACTTTAGCAAAACTCGGCGTTTCGAGTCACAGAAAATAGCTGTAAAACTTTCCCACAATCCTTAAATTAGAGGCTTCCACATGAAATTAGCTGACCAACTGGTCGCGTTACAGAAACAACGCGAAGACAAAGTAACCCAAATGGTAACCGTCAACAAAACTGCACAAGACGAAGGCCGTAGCTTTGTCGAAGCAGAAAAAGCCGCTTTTGATGATTGCTCAAAAACAATCGAAGAAATCGACGGCCAAATTGCACGTATTCAACAGCTCGAAAAAGCAATGGCTTCTTCAGCTCAGCCAGTTGTTCAACAAGCAAATGGCACTGTGTACCCTACAGTTGGTAACGTTGTGCGTAACATCGAAAAAGGTACTGCTTTTGTTCGTTACGTTAAAGCTTTAGCAATGTCACAAGGTAACGTAATGCAAGCGGCCGAAATCGCTAAGCAATGGGCGGGCTCAACTCCTGAAGTTGAAACCATCTTGCGCGCTGCGGTTGCTGCCGGTACAACCACTGGTACAACCTGGGCCGCACCATTAGCCGTATACACTGACACAGCTAACGAGTTTATTGAATTGCTCCGTCCTGAAACCATCATGGGCCGTTTGCAAGGTATGCGCCGCGTGCCGTTCAATGTTCGTATGCCACGCCAAACTGGCGGCGCTACAGTGGGTTGGGTTGGTGAAGGTACACCAAAACCAGTTAGCGCATTAGCGTTTGACAATATGACCATTCCACATACCAAGATCGCCGGTATTGTTGCCATCACTGAAGAACTAGCACGTCTTTCCTCACCTTCAGCCGAAGCAACTATCCGTAACGACTTGATCGAAACGATTGCACAGTTCACCGACGTATCAATGTTTAACCCAGCATTAGCAGGTAGTGCAGGCGTTAGCCCAGCTTCTTTAACTAATGGCGCTCCAACCATTGCTAGTTCTGGCAGCACAGTAGCCGCCGTAACTGCAGACCTGAATGCCGCTATTACATCAATGGCAGTTGCTAACATCGGTAATCGTAGCCGCTACTGGTTGATGAACCCACGTACAGCAAACTTCCTGATGACTTTACGTACGAGCCAAGATGTTTTTGCGTTCCGTGATGAATTGATCCAAGGCCGTTTGATGGGTTACCCGATTGTTCAATCCAACAACATCGCTCTATACGATGCTGATGGCGCCGGCACTGGTACTGCATTGGCTTCTACAATCGTATTGATCGAAACTTCTGAAATTTTCCTAGCGGATGATGGACAAGTATCGATCGACGTTAGCCGCGAAGCTACTCTGCAAATGGACAGCGCACCAAGCACCGGCGCTACCACAGGTGTAAGCCTCTGGCAAAACAACATGATTGGTATTCGTGCAGAGCGTTGGATTTATTGGACTCCACGCCGTCCAGCTGCAGTGTTCACCATCACAGGCGTATTGTATTAATCAAGACAGCCCCGGCTTCGGCCGGGGTTTCAACATTCAGGAGATTAAAAAATGACTACGAAAAAAGTTACAGTTGAAGCGCTTGTGCGTCAATATTACGATTACAATGACCCAGTTGCCGGCGGTTTTAAACAACGCTTGTACAAAACAGGCGAACGCTTCGAAACACACAGCGTTAAAGACGCCAAAGACCTTGAAGCAATGAACTATGTAAAAATCATCGGCCCAGTTGATGCAGAGCCTGAGGAAGTTAAAAAGCCTGTAAAATCTAAAGACACCGAAGTCGAAGTAATGACCACTCGCGACATGGAACCCGCACCAGTTGACGAGCCAGTTGTTAAAGAGGAAGACGCAGAGAGTACGCCTAAAAAAGGCCAGTACAAAACCCGCGAAGCTAAATCAGGAAAATAATCAATGAAGCAACCCGGCCTTATCGCTAGATTCAAAGCTGCGCTATCGCCGGTGGGCTCTAGTGTCTCTTCGTGGATGGGCTCAAGTTTCGGCGTAATTAAAGAGCCATTCACGAACGCATGGCAACGGAATTTAGAAGCCTCAGCTTGCCCCGGTATCCTTGGCACAAGCAGCGTCTATTCTTGCGTTAACATCATCTCTAGTGACTTATCAAAGTTACCGATGCAAGTAATGCGCAAAGCGGATAACGGCACATACAGCGAAATGGTGAACAGCCCTTATACGCTATTGCTCAGGAAACCCAATTTCTATCAAACCCCTATGCAGTTTTTGCAGCAATGGGTCGCTTCAAAGTTAACGAACGGCAATACCTACATTTGGAAAATGCGCGATGCGCGCGGTGTCGTTAATGAAATGTATGTTTTAGACCCGACTAAAGTACAAGTGTTGGTAGCTGAAGACGGTAGCGTCTTTTATAGCATTGGCGAAAATCAGTTAGCCGCAAACAAAACTCAAATCGTTATTCCCGCCCGCGACATCATCCATGATCGCGCAATAACTCTTTCGCATCCTTTGGTTGGCGTGAGCCCTTTATATGCGGCTGGCGTGTCCGCCATGATGGGCGCGCGTATCTTAACCAATTCTGAGAACTTCTTTGCGAACATGAGCCGTCCAAGCGGAACATTAAACGCACCCGGCGCCATTAACAATGATGTAGCAATCTCCATGCGTGACGCATTCGAGAAGAATTACACCGGCGGCAGCATTGGCCGCGTAGCGGTACTACAACAAGGCTTAACTTATCAGCCGCTCTCTGTTGATGCGATGGACTCTCAATTGATCGAGCAGCTGAAATGGACTATCGTCGACGTTGCGCGGGTATACCGTGTGCCTCTGTTTTTGTTGAACGACATGAGCGGCACGCAGTATAAGAATACCGAAGCAATGAGCCTTTCCTATTATCAAGGTTGCTTGCAATACCATATTGAAGCCATTGAACAACTCTTAAACATTGCTTTCGATCTTCCCTCGGATCAATCTATCGAGTTCAATCTCGACGGGCTGTTTCGCATGGATACAGAGAGCCGTTACAATGCATACAAGTCAGCGTTAAGCGCTGGCTGGATTAGTCCTAACGAAGTACGCCGCAAGGAAGGCATGGGACCCGTTGAAGGCGGTGAAGAACCCCGCATGCAAATGCAATATGTACCATTGAGCACCGACCCGGCACCCGCAGGTGTTCCCGCGCCAATCGAAGAACCGACCACAGAAGAAACCGACGAGCCCACAACAGAATCAATTGAAGACGAAACACGCGCCTTTGACGGTAATGCAGCTATAATCATAGCTAAATCGTTTTTCAAGAGACAAGCGGAGAGGGCTGTAAATGCCAACGGATAAAGACCTAGAGAACTTCGGCGCTGCGCTTGCGGATCAATTGCTTCCAGTTATCAAGGAAGACATCGCGCAACAAATTGAAGTGCGCCTACAAACTGCGCAGCACGTCAACACGGATAAAATCGCGGTCATCGCTAGCGTTGTAAAAGAACTCACCGACGGCGCCGCTAAGGATGCCGAAGTGATCGCGTCGGCTCTTACAGAGGTTTCAGAGTTTAAAGATTCTACGGCCGAAACTTTCAAAGCCAATCTTGAGCGCATCGAGCAAGTCGAAGCGCAGCTTAAGACTATTGAAGAGCTTGAAAAACGTATTGACCTAGACGTTCGTCAAACTGAAACAGCAAAAGATTTTGCTCTTGAGATTGAGAAACAGCTTACTGCGCGCATAGAAGAGTTTAAGGAAGAACACGACAGTCACGTAAAAGCCACTGTCGAAGTAGTTGAACACCTAACCGAAGAAATTAAAAACGAAGCCAGCCGTAAGATTTTCGCAGTCGCTGAAGTTGAAAAACTCCATGCGGAGAATGCGGGATTAAAAGACGCGCTTGCTGCAATTCAGCTAGAAATTGTTGCGCTCAAGGCTAAGGCCGCAGAGCCGGTTGACCATGCGCCAATGGTAAACACATTACTCGAACAACGCATCGCACAGATGCAAGCCGAAATTACATTAACTTTGATCGGCAAAGTTGACCGTGCCATTGAAAAAATGCCCATCCCGCAGAACGGGAAAGACGGCACAAGTGGCCGCGACGGTAAATTTATTGACCCTGTTATTTACGTTAAAGATTCACACTACCCCTATCAATCAATGGTACGCCATGCTGGCGGTATGTTCTACGCGCTGCGGGATACGTCTACCGCTCCCGGTGAATCCGCAGATTGGCAATGTGTCAGTGACGGCGTCGCGTCGGTAGAGATGAATAGTACAAACGATCAACGCAAGCATGTGCTCGCAGTGCGTCGCGCTTCTGGCGCCATTGACGAATTCACCATTGATACGCCCGTCCCGCTTTATCAAGGCGTGTTCAGTTCCGAAAAGTCATACAGCCACGGCGACATTGTTACGTACGACGGTTCAACATGGTTCGCGGTTAAAACACCTAATGGCAAGCCCAAAGAAACAGACGCATGGGTTCTTCAAACCAAACGCGGTGCGGATGCTAAGTCGCCAACTGTTCGCAGCAACGTGCGCGGGGAATTTACGAATAACGAAACCTATGAAAAAGGCGATTTAGTCGACTTTGCCGGGCGACTATGGATAGCTAAAAAACAGAACCGCACCATGCCACCTGCGGACGTAAATCAATCGAATGCTAACTGGTCATTGCTGAGCTAATATGCCATTTTTAAATGTCGATCTAGCATCATTAAAAGCTTACTTAGGGCTTGACCCTCTAGTAACGACTGATGACGTTTATTTACAAATGCAACTAGACGCGGGCATTGAAACGATGCAACGCGTACTAGGCCGCACGCTTTACCATGGCAATTATCAAGAAACAATCTACAAAGTCAGCGACATGATTAACCTGACCGAGTACCCCGTTCGCCAAATCATTTCAATTTCAGACATAGGAAGCGCGGTCCCAGATGATCAGTACACTATTAACAAACTTAAGGGCCGAATCGTTTTCAATAATCGCGGATATTACCGCCGGCGTTATTGTTTTGCTGATGTACCTAATATCATAATTGAGTACGAAGCCGGGTATGATAACTTACCTGCAGCTTACCTCATCCCGTTATATGATTCGATCGGCGCCATCCTTAATACACGTGACCAAACCGACGAATTTGGTGCGGCGGTTAAGCGTGTCACAACTTATGATGTGGGCTCGGTTGATTTGGCTGTTTCTTCAAATGGAAGTGCCGCCACGGCTGATGATGTGTTTACGCAAAATTTCTCGTCATTCCTCGTTGCTTCAACTTTTGGCAATCTGGATCAGGACAGCGTCTTACTAGAACTGCTCGACGAAAACGGTGATCCAATACCATGATGATCGGTGCCGCTAAGATGGTTCAGAAATGGGGGCGCACCGCAGTGCTCTCTCGTGCAGGCGTTGAGCTTGCAACTTTCAAAGCGCGACGTGTTGAGATTCGCCCCGAGGAAGCCGCACTTGTTAACAGCGTTGATCAAGCCCGTTTTATTTTGATTGCTGCCGCGGCAGACCTAGATGCTGTCGGTGTACCGTTAAAATTCGATACCGTAGTTTATGAAGGCCAAGAATATACAATTGAAGTTGCTCATGGTGCGGGTCAAGACGTTAATGAATTAATCAAGATGCGCGTTTACGGAGGCGTTGTTTAATGGAAGCTTTCGTATTCGATACATTTGTTGCGTTGCTTGAAACGGCAAGCATTCCATTTATACAAACGGTAAACACGCGCGTAGCCGGCGCGTTGCCTGCTGAATGGACAACATTAGAATTTGAGAATACGCGTACTGAGCGCATCACAATTGGTCAAACAAATATTCTCTACCGGGAAACCGGAACATTTAACGTTGTGATTCATGTTCGTAGCGGTATTGGCCTAAGCAGAGCTAATATATTAGCGAGTGAAATTGGCGTTTTATTTAGGGATTATGCAGTAGGTTATTTAAGAGTAGTCAGTGTACAATCAGGAACTATATTTCAGCCGGATGAGGGTAATTTTTTCCAGGTCCGCGTCCCCA